CTACTGAACGCGTAGCCGATCACCACCGGCACATAGACGGTAACGCTGTCGCCGGCGCCATTGGTGATCGTCAGCGCCATTTCAGCATCGCCGTAGCCGCCTTGAACGCTGACCGCGTTGAGGTAACCCGGCTCGAACAGCCCATTGGGATCGGCATAGAACGGGACGAAAATCGTCCCGTTAACGGCTACGGTGTAAGTGCCGCAGTCGAGCCCGGCAACCCAGGCTCGAACGAGCGAGCCCGGCAACTGTTGCAGCCCGGAAAAGGTCACGCCGTCGCTCATAATGACGGCACTCCGACATCGGACGGATCGAGCGTGGTTTCCCTCGGATCAATCTCGTTGGTGTCGAGGAACCCGTTGTAGGTACCGATCTGCATCCGGCGCGCCCGGTTGAACCGGAACTGCGAGGGGTTACCAGCGAGATAGACCTTGGGCTGAGTTCCGAAAGGAAGCTGCCCGCGATTGCCCAGGTCGCATGGCGCGAAATTGAGCCCGGACAAATCCGAGATATGAAATTTTGCTCGATTGGCGGCATTGGTCCAATCGACATAAGTATTGGTGATCCACAGCTCAGCCATCGCAGCAATCAAACCGTTACCATTCGGGATTTGCGTTGTCGAAATCAATTCCGGCGCAGACGATGACGTTGGAAGCGAAATGAATTCTTGGCCGCCAACTGCCAATTTCGAAAGATCGAACCCGTTATTATACGGCAAACCAAGCCGAGATAAGTCAGTGTTGTCCATGTAAATAGAAACTTTGCCGAGTAACAAGTCTATCGATAGCATGAGGTGGTGCCAAGCTCCGCCGCCCGGAGTGGGGCCATTACTCCCGAGTATCGCGTTACCGCCGGTCCCCGGGCCGCCGATGCCATTGTATGTTCCACCGATTGCCAATAATTTAGACAAATCGGTAATTCCGAGTATTTGAGAAATCTCATAGCCAGTCCAAAATGTACCGAATAATTGCATAGGAGTTCCTACAAGAACCCCCGATTGTCCTTCGGTGTAAATCCAACAAGATAAAGAAAATGCAGTTTCTAACGTGCTAAAACCAAGATTATACAGCAAGCTATAGCCGTTAAATTTCACGCCGTCCTTTAGGACGCCGAACGCCAAACCCTGATTAGCCGCGGTCAACGTCGTACCCGGTGCGATCGTTGCACGACCAGGCAGGTTATCAATACTTGCATTAGGCCAATCAGCCGCCACCGAGCCAGTGCCGCTGATCCCGATCGAAGGCACGTAAAACCCGCACTTGACCAGCGACGTAGCGACGGCATTACCGGGTGCGGCGTCAATATGCCAAGCATTGCGGATCGTGTCCTTCGCCGGCTCGAACAATGGCCGCATGATCTCAATATACCGTTGCAGGCCATCGTTGACCACCAAATACAAAGCGTCGCTCAAACCGTCTTCCCGAGGAAGTATGCACATCCCCTCGAACGTGGCCCGCGGCGAACCGTGTTGGTGCTTGTGCCAGCCCGAGAACACCGGCTTTTCCGTCACAAATCGGCTCACCCGGCGATAGGTACAGCCAGCGAGAGAACCATCGGCCATGCGAGCCCAGATCACCGGCGCGCTTTCTTCCTGATAAGCCAGCTCAACCACGCCGGAAATCGACAGATGCTTCGACATCTCATTGAGATGCGAACCGGAGAACCGCCCGGTGAAGGCGTCGGCCAGATACTCGATGACGCGCCGGCCGAAACGCTGAACAAAAATGATCGCCATGCCGGCCCGGCGCGCCTCGACGAACTTGCTGCCATATTTGGTCGTTTGGTGCGCCTGAATGCTCGTCGGCGTCAGCGGATCGCTCAGCGCGCTCGCCTCAATGATCCACTCGCCACCAAGCGTCCCGCAGACAATCCCGCGGTCGTCGGGCAACATCCACTGGAACGTGTTCAGTTCCGTCGAGTTCAGTGTCTCGCTGATGCCGCTGCTGTCGAGAACGTTACCGTTCGGATCGGTTGGCGAAAACACAAAGCGAGTGACAGGATCGGTTGGCGCTCGCAAGTTGGAGATGGAACTGTCGAAGCGGTTTGGCACCGCCCCGGCCAGCCAAAGCCGGCCCTCATGGTAGGTGCCGACGGTCGGATATTGGGCCGATGTGTAGACCCCGAGCCGGAACAGGCTCATGGTCGTCCCGTTGGCCGAGTTCAACACCATGCCGGGAATGCTGGTGTCGAGCGTGACCGTCACCTGGCTCGGGCTGACATAGGACGCGATCTTGCCCCATGCCCAGGAGCCGGCGTTTGCCGAGGGAACCCACACCACAGTGTTAACACCGTTTACCACCGTCATCGTGCCGGGCGTGACGCCGGTGTTGTTGGCGATAGCCTGCCACCACGACACCCCGTCCGGCCCAGTTACCAGATTGCCCGTCACATAGGGGGTGCCGGCGTTCCAAGCCGGCGGCTGCGAAAACAGGCGGATATGGCGGCCCACGTCGGTCGAGGAAAACGGCGTCGTCGTCGAAGCCGTCACCGTGATCGTGCCGGTAAACCCCGACACCGTGCAAGTGTCACCCGACGGGTCGAGATAGGGGCCGTCCGCAAAATCGGTAGAAGCCAAAGAGAATGTCGGGTCGTTGTTGCCGGTCGGTTCCTGCACCGTCAGCGTGTACGGCGGCAAGCCAGCGCTCAGGATCACCGCGTTGTTCTGTGCCTGCACAATCCGCAACCCGGCAAGGTCCGCCGCATGCCACGGCGCCGCGAACCGCTTGATCCGCAGCACCGTCGCGCCAACCAAGCCCCCGCTCGGCAAGGTGATCGGCAATCCGTTGCCCAAGATATCGCCCAAAACGAGCGTCGAGCCCGTCGTGCCGGAAATTGCCTGAAATACTCGACCGCGGCAGTTGCTTTCGAGCGTTTGGCTATAACCGGCCGGAAACGAAAACATGACCGTATCGCCAACCGTCCAGCCATGCGCGGCATCGAGCGTCAGCGTCAAAATACCTGCGAAATTTAGACTGGCCGCCGAGACGGTGCGCGGATCGTTAGTGAAGATCGGCGCCGGCCCCGACCAGAACTGGAGATTGCCGTCGGTGAACTCGCATACAAAAGCGCACGAAGTCGAGGATACGAACGGCAGAATTCTCGCCTGCGCCTGCTTGTAAGTCGGGCCGAGACGCTGCGTTCCCGAACGCCTGATCCACGCCCCTTCCTCAACCGGCAACGCATTGAAGCAGCGCGAGAGCGCCGTAGCGTAACGCGGGTCTTCGCTGCGACCCTGCGCCTGCGGCGCCCACTCACCGCCAAGGAAATTCGATTGGCTGTACGACGATCTTGGCATCACAGCCCCGGAAAATACGGCGTGTCGTCAGGCGGCGGAGGTTCCTTCGGCCGGTGCGGATCGGCATTGATCAGCGCGTAGGCAATCGCCGCGGCCATCGTCGCAGCGGCGATGCAAAGAATGGCGACCGCGACATGCGGATCGAAGTTAGAGCCGGCAGGCAATGTAGTTGTCCTCCACGCTCACCGTCGGCCCACGCTCGATCGCGTCGCGCAGCACCGCTCCGGCCATCGCCTCCTTATAGGCGCGGTCGATGCGGGCATACTTGTCGGCCGATTGCGTCAGCGGCTCGACAATTTCGCGCGCGATCTTCGCGGCCAGGGCATCGGCGAAACAGGGATCGAACGCCGACACGTTGGTAACGTCGGCGACAAAGCGGTAATCGAGCGCCGAGCCGTCGGCGCTGGTGAAATAAACGCCCTCATAGAGCCAGTCGTCGGCCATCTTGCCGGTCGGTGCACCGAGCGGCGTCACAAGCCCGGTCTTCGGGTCCTGCGGCGCCCGGCGCAGATAGCCGCTCGGGAGCCGGTAGACGTTCCGTGTGCTGGTGTCGCTGAGCGGCCCGGTACCGATCGGCCACGAGAGGATGATCGGGCTCAGCGTCGCGCCGGTGATTTTCAGCCACTTGTTGCTGACGGCCGGGAACGTCAGGGTCGTCGTCCAATAGCTCGCGCTCGGCGGCGTCTGCCCGAGGTTGAGGTCCACTAGGCTCTGGTAGTTGACGCTCGACTGGGAAACGATCTGATTTTTGTAGTAGGTGACGGTCGGATCGAACGCCGTCACCGTCTCGGGAGGATCGCTGTTGCCGGCCTGCAATGAGGCAAAGACATCATATGTGCCGGCGCCGGTGACCACATAGACCAATTCGCCCGCCGCGTAAGCCGTGGCGCCCGATGTGTCGAATGGCATCACACTCAGCGGGCCAAAATACTTGTCCCATACGGTCGCCCCGTCCGTCCCCGGCGTATTGCCGAGATTGTCGTTTGTCGTCGAGACCCAGTAGTCGCCGTTGTAGGACACGATCGCGCCGGGCAGGTAGGTGGTGATATTGCTCCAGGCGGGCGGCGTCAGCAGCCGCGTCGTCGTGTCGATTGGCCGCAAGACGGCGCGCTTAAGCGAAAACACCCAGTAGTGGTCGCTCATCTCGGTAACGCGCATCTTGTCGTAACAGACGGCAATCTCGCGCGCGCCCTTGCTCTTGGGCGCCGCCAATGTCTCTCCCGCCAGCAGGCGCTCGGCACCGCAAAGCTGGAGCGCTCGGGCTGCGATGTCTTCCTGTGTCGAGAAGGCCGGCACGCTCGGCCTCCTTTATTCGCCGGGGATACGCTTGATTTGGACGTAAACGCCCGTCGCGGTCGCAATGACCAGCTTGTAGGAGCCGTGCGGCAAATCGACCGTGGCGTAGCCATTGGCGGTGAAATCGGTGGCGCTCGACACCGACTGCAACGTCGCGCCGTCGCCCAGCACCTTTTGCAGCTTGACGCTGCCGCCGCCGAACGTCGCCATGCAATCGACGCCGTATTTGCCGCCGGTCAAGATGAACGCGGCGGTCGTGGCGTTGATGTTGCTGGCGAAATAGCTATCAGTGGCCCGCATGTTACCGCACCGTGCCGGCCGGGATCACCTGGAAGTCGCGCACCGAGAACAGATCGGCGATGAACTCGCAGAAATCGTAAACCTGCTGCGCCGTGAGCGAGCCGTCGGTAATCCGCAGTTCGATGGGATTGGCCCCGGTCGCGGCAGTGCCGACGACGATATCGCTGCGCTGACGCCGCTTGGTGACGGCCGGGTTCGCGACGGAATAGAAATGATCGGCCATGCGTTACTCCTTCTTCTCCGATCGCCGACGCCGGCGTTCGTTGAGCGCCTGGCGCATGCAAATAACCGCCATGCGTTCCAGTTCGCTGTCGCTGTATTCGATGTCATCGCGCATGCCAGGATGCTTCGCGCTCTCGTCGATAATGACGGTCACGGTGCGCATCGTGCCGGATGGCTTGACCTCGCGAACTGGCAACTGCGGCGTCGGAAACCCGGCGTCGTCGTTGTAGTTCATCGTGACCATCAGGTGAGCCATTGGCGATCCTCTTAGGGCGTGAAATAGCTGGTGGCCGAGAGCGTTGCGAGCAGGCGATCAAGCACCTGGCGCAACACAGTAATCGACGGCACTTTCGTCGTGTCGATGGAGAGCGTCACATCCGACACCGCCGGCGTCACGCCGAAATCGCCTTTAAGCGTGGTATAGGCGTTGTTGACCGCAGTCACGTGCGCCTGCGTCGGGCTCGCTCCATCGGCAACCAGCGTCGTCAGCGCCGCCTCGAACGCCGTCCGGTCGCTGTCGAACGAGGCGCTGTTGTGCGGATCGGAAATGTGAACGACGCCGGAAAAGCTCTCCTGGCCCAGCGTCGCTCTGTTCACCTTCAACGCCGCGCCAATCCGTGCCATTCTCTACTCCTATGCCGCCGGTCGGCCGGTCGAGGGCTATCACCTCGCCCATGCGCCCGCCTCGCGGGCCGGCCGCCGGACGTGCCTCGCTTAGAGGACGAAATCGACCTGGCCGTTGACCACGCCGGCGCCGCTGTTGGTCGCCGTGGTTGTCACCACAAGATCGAAGAACCCGCCGGGATCGGTCGAGAGCCCGAGCGCATCCCACAACTGCTTCATCCGCAGCGCGCCCACATAAGTCCCGCTCTGGCCGGAGGTCTCGGTCGGTTCGATAACCGCGGCCAAAGCGACAGCCGAGCCGAAGAACGTGGCGTTAACGGCGGTCCCCTGGTTAGCCTTCGGCGTGCCGTCGCTCGACGACGTGCTGTAGTAGATGCCGACGTTCCCCGTGAACGTGGTCACCGCGGCGTCGAGCCACAGCTTGACGGATTTCACCTTTGCCGCGGTGGGCAGGCGCACAAGCTGATAGGTCGAGCCGGCGGTGGGGCCGCTGGTAAACGCCGCCGAACCGTCCACCGACCGCAGAAAGCCGGGCGCGCCGGTGCCTTCCGTCACGCGAACGACCGGAACCGCGTCGAGGTTGGTGATCTGAGCCGATTTTACTGCCTCTGTAGCCATCTCGTTGTCCTCGCCAGGACGGGAGGGCCGTAGCCCAACCCGCCGCCTGGCTTACTCGGTTAGATGTTGTCCGGGCCGCTCAGGTCGCCGCCACACTTGATCTTGAGCACCCGGCCCGGCTCCAGCCGAGTGGCGCCCGAAGACATCGCGGTGTAGAGCTGATACGGCCGACCCGACAAATCCTCGCGCCGGGTCACGACGTTCTCCATGTCCATCCACATGCCGAGATACAACCCGCTCTTGACGAAAGCGATGCACTCGCGGATGTTCGAGGACAAGTTCAGACGCTCGGAAATCACGATGTTCCAGCCCATGAACCGGCCGCCGTCAAGCCCGTTTTCGTTGTTCAAGACCGGGCGGTCATTGAACTCACGGCTGACGAACTCGACGAGCTTCTTCATCTCGGCTTCCTGCCACGAGGAGATGACCAGGGTCTTGTTCCCTGGCTGCATCTCGGCCTCGGTGACGTGGAAGTGGCGGAACAGGCGGTCCGCCTCGATCAGCTTGTCCACCGTCATGCCGATCGAAGTGCCGCCGGCGCCGAAGGTGTCGGAAATCTCGTACTTGCCGCCGAAGCTGGCCCAGGTTTCCGTCGAGAGAGTCGAGCCGTCGGTGGTGCTGATCTGCGCGTCGCCAAAGGCCGCGGCAATGATCCGATCGTCCCACTCACGGTTGACAGCCGCGGCGGCGTTCTGGTTCAAGGCCGAGGTCGGGTCCTCGACGGTGCGCAGCTTGTCGAAGCTGTCCACCATCTGCACCAGCTCCTTATCGACCGGCATCACCCACCGGCGCTGATAGTCGGTATCGGTGCGATTGAGCGGCGCAAAACGACCGGCCGGCGCGCGCATCGCGACCGGCTTCACGTAATCGACGGGCGAAGCCTGCTTGCCGACGTGGAAACCTTCCATCGTCTTCCCGCGCAGACGCGACCGCATCTGCTGCAAGTTAAGCTGGATGTTCTGCCCGTACTGGACGGTTTGAAGTTGGAGAAGACCTTCGGCCACAGCCCAATACTCTACGAATAGCGCTGACGTAGGTTGCCCGTATCCTTACGGGGGGCGATGCTGCCGCCGGGCGCCGGGCGGGGCCCCCGCTCTGCGGCGTCGCCTTCCGGCGCGGGGTCCCGGCTCGCGAGGGAGGCGCGGCGCGGCGCGCGGCCCCCGGCGGCAACCGCGGTATATACTACAACGCAACTGCGATGTCAAGTGCGATTGAAAAAAGATTTTTCTCCCCAAAAACTCCCCAAACGTTCTTGTCACGTTCCGGCATTTTCTGGCCGGATCGTTCCTCTTGCGTTTTAACGATCTATCGCCTAACCTATTGCCACCATTAGAGGCGGGGCGCGTAGCTCAGCGGGAGAGCACACCCTTCACACGGGAGACGCCGGCTAATCAAAACAAGGACCTAGGCCGCGTTCCCCAACTTTTTCGCT